ACCCTTACGCGCCCCTATACGCCCATATTCATCAATAATACAGTTACTAGCGGTAGCCGCAAAGGACTGGTCAAGAGACAAAGGTGAATCCTGACTGTTAATCCCCGCAAATCCCGGGGCTTGTACTGTAATGTTCTGTAATTGTTGTGCCATTATTCGTATGTCCAAACAGTTTCAGAAGGAAACCTAGAGGCATCAAAGGCTACTGCATCTGCCAATGTAGTGTCCGCTAGGGCAAATAGTTCCTGCGAAGAAGTACCACCTGTCTCTCCACGTTCACGAGAAGCTAAGGCTATTGCATAGTTAATAACAGGCTGTGAAGGTACATACAGCTTATCAGCATCAAGAGTAAACGGGTCTGCTCTATCTACAATGTTAAAGCGTAATGTATATGCTTTGTCAGGCTTAGGGTACAAATCTACCAAAGCATTACCACTAGCATCTACACCATTCCAAGAGTAGTACAGAGGTGAACCAGTTGCAGGAGTCTGTGTCAAATAAGATTTGTTCATTAACGAAGAACTAATAGGACGCATAAAGTAGTTAGAAGTATCATTAATAACATCTAGTATCTTAAATGAGTTATTAGTCCCTGTAATGCTGTAACTAAATACATCGTTAGTTGTTGTGACTGTTACTGTTTTACGTAGTGCTGACCAATCCCACGCATCTTCAACAATACGTCTACCATCATTGACAAACTCTCCTATAAGTTTTACATAGGAGTCTGTAGCATTTTCTACAGAAGATGTTTCTTCCTCTCGCATTCTACGCAGTACACTGTTTACTAATTGTAAGTAAGTCATTATCCATACCTTCTTAGGTTCATCAAGGGACTAAGCATTTGTTGTGTAGACTTAATCTTTGTGTCAAATTTAAAAAGTTCTTTGTCGAATAAACCTTCGACTTGTGTTGGTTCTTCTTCTTTTTCTTCAGATTCTGCTAAATCAATAGAAGGTAAATCTATATCTACTTCAGGCAAGTTTATATCTACTTCAGGCAAGTCTATATCAATTTCAGGTAAGTCAATATCAGGTGCAGTAAACTCTGGTAAATCAACATTTAACTCTGGTAAATCTATATCTATTTCAGGGAACTCTGGTAAGTCTATGTCTATTTCAGGCGGTTCTGGAATTTTTCTTACTAATTCGTCTATAGTTTTTATTGTAGGTCGTATTACGTTTTTATCTACAACCCGACCACCTTCTCTAACAAAATCTTCAACTTCAGATGTAACATTACTTATTGCTTGAGCGCCTCCTTCTATAGTTTCTATTGTAGGTTGTATTACGTTTTTATCTACAACACGACCACCTGCTCTAACAACGTCCTCAATTTCAGATGTAACATTACTTACCGCTTCAACACCTTCTCCTATTGCTTTTATTGTAGGTTGTGTTACGTTTTTATCTATAGCACGACCACCTGCTTCTATGGTTTCTACTACAGGCTCTACTGCTCCTAATACAGGTTGTATTATAGCTTCATCTACGGCACGACCACCTGCTCTAACAATGTCTTCACCTTCAGATGTAATGTCGCTTATTACACCAACTCCTGATTCTATTGCACCTCCTAGTGCCTTACCGCCCGCTTCTATTGCGCCTACTAATGCGGTATCTCCTATGTAATCAAAAGTGTCATCAAGTAAATCTACTGTATCCCCTAATACACCCCCTGCAACATCCCCCGCTAGTTCAGCGGCTGAAACTAAAGTATCTCCTGCGTAACCTGCCACACCTTTAACAATATCACCACCAAACTCATCAATAAATTCGTCTGTACCGCTTCCTCCTGTCAATACAGTTTTTTCAATTTTGCTTAAACCTTCCGTTAAAGCCTCAGGGTCTATATTAAAAGTATCTGCATCAATACCAACAGCGTTTAAACCCCTTTCAATAAAATGTGTATCATAGCCTGTGTATTCAAATAAAGCAGTAACGGGGTCTTTATCTGCTAAGGCGTTTACTATACCAGTTGTTTGGTCATAGGTTAAACCGTTTAAACCAAAACCACTTGAAGTATCCGTAGGTGCTTGTATAGCCCCTGTTGTTTCTAAACCTGATAAAATTAAATTAGCATAGTCACTACCGTGTAGTGTTTCTCCATTAGCTACTTTATATAATGAATACCATGATTCAGATTGTCCTCCAGTTACTGCGGCTAAAAGAGAACGACCCACTAAAGTAACAAAAGGTCTTATATCTCTCACCCACACAGAGTCATCGTCTAGCGGGTCTATACCTATATTTGTTGCACCTATAGCATAATTAAAGTTTTCTTCGTTTGTTAAAGACTCAGGTTCGAAACCTGTTAAACGTGTGTCTATAAAATTACCGTCAGCGTTTTTAGATAAACTTTTAAAATCTACTACATCTGTAGGAAATAAAGTTACTTGACCACTAACGCCTTTGTCTAATACATTAGGGTTAGTAGGTATAGAAAATAAATCACCGTCATCAAAAAAATATATATTCTCTGGATTGTCTAGCTGTAATTGACTTGCTGAAACATTTTTGTATTCTTCCCCGTCAATTTCTCCTTCTTGATATAATTTATAATAAAAAGCTATTTTATCTTGAGTAGTGGAAGCATTAAATCCGTCTGAAAATAAATCTTTATGCGGGCTTTTGTAAGCATCATATAAACCAGAAACATTTTGCTCTCTTAAAGAAATAACATTTTCTGCGTCACTAGATTCTTGCGTTCTTTCATAATCAGTTAATTCCGCAGTTCTTATGTTTTCAGCTCGAATGTCTTGTTCAAATTCTTTTACTGCTTGTTCTTCTTTTTGTTGTTGTGCATAATAACCACCCGCGCCTACAGGTTGAGGTTCTGTAACAAATTGACTAGAAGACCTGCCACTAATAGGATAAGCTGGGTTTTCAATTATAGTTATAGGGGAAGTACCGTCTCCGCGATAAGTATTAGTGTCATCAAGAGAAGAAATATTTTCTTTTAAATTTGATAACTCTACAAACTCTTTATCTTCAGCAACTTGTTCCTCTATTACTTTATCTAAAGAAACATATTTTTCTTTATTTTTCTGTGCATTCCATTTTGCCAAGTCTTCGTGATAACGCATATCACGTCTACCTCTAGGATAGTCTTGATAACGTGGACGTTGTAAAAGAGTAATTTCTGACATTAGTTATCCCTCTGTACTTTCTTAGTCTTTTCAACAGTTCTCATAGCACCTAAACCAAGCATACCCATCAGTACTGGCATCATTGTAGCCATATCTAAAACAGGGATTTCAATGGTAGAATCGGCAAGAGCAAGCGTAAAATTTGCCATCGGGATAAGAATGTACTGACTCGCAAGTCCAATGCAACAAGTCCAACCAACAGCAGGTCTCCAACCCGACACAAAGAGGCTCTTATGTGACGCTTCTGTCTTATTAACTTCAAGTTGCGCTTTCGCAAGTTCCTGCGCGTGCTTTTCAGCCATTGTTGAAAGTTCAAAGGCGATGGCATTCTTCTTGTCTTTATCCTCTATAAATTTGTCAAGTAACCCTGTAACAGGTCCGATTAGTTGCTCTAACATAAATGCCTCACTTAAGGGGATTTGAGAGGTAGTCCATACCCTGCCACAAATCCTCTACCTCTTTGGTCAATGTCTTTAACTTATTACCTACGTCACCAATATCTTTTGTAATAACTTCAGCCTTTGCTACTGTACCTTTTATACCCTCTATCTCATTAGCTAGCTTAGAAACGTCTGTATTCAATTCTAACAGCTTTTCTTGCTGACTTAGTAGTGTCTCTAGCCTTGTGCCTAAAGTGGCTAGATTCTGCTGTATGGGGCTTACATCGGGTATCTGTGTAGCTTCTACTGCTTCCAGTCTTGAGTACAGGCTAGAGGCTGTCCATACGCCACCACCTATTGTACTACCAATACCTAGAACTATGGCTATCCATACACCTTTAAATGATGTACCGCCAATGGTTAATTCCGTTTGCTCTAAACTCATAGTTCCGTACAGTCACTGTTCATAAAGCAATCATAACTATAGGCTGTAGGACCAGTCAAATAATATTCTGATTCACTACCTGCGGCTAGTATGTCTGCTTCCGTTACGTATAAATCTAAACCAATATTGTCATTACCATTAAGGTAAACTGCTGTGAGGTTTCTAGTAGTGTTATAACCCATAGCAACCCACTGTTGGTTAGAATCGTAAAAGATGTTAGTCTCTTCCGCTGTAGTGTTAGCATTCTCTATGCCTTGCTCTAGGAACTCTACAGCTTCTTTGTTACCTGCTACAGATAAGAATGCACTAGCGTTATTAGCGTGTTCCTCAATGGAGTCTAGGGAGTCGTTGTACGTCTCTACCTCGTCCTGAGTGATTGTCAATGATTCTATGTTGTCAGCTACAAAAGTCTGTACTTCTGCTTCCTCTTGAGGAGTAGCGGCTGACTCAGATACCTCAGCTACTTCCTGTACAGCAATCATGTCCACTACTACTTCAGTAAATACACCAATGGCTTCATCCATCATGTCTAACTCTGTGTATGCTTTTTCCTCAAGTACAGTCTGTAAGTCACCGTAGGCTTGATAGTTTGACATACTAGACAAAGCCGCTGTGTACGCCTGTAGTTGCTCAGGACTAATGTGTGCTGTACCAGAGATAGTACCGTCTGACAATGCGTCACCATAGTATGCGTACTCTTGAGCCGCACCAACTAGCATAATCCCTCGGTCTATCTGGTCAACGATAGCATTGGAGGTATTGATTAAGTTGTCTAACTCACTGCTTTGTGCTACGGAACTTAGCACTAACAGAGATAATATCATCTTCTTCATCTGTGTCCTCTCCTCCAATGTTTAATATAGTGTTGTACCAATCTTGTGTATCTTCGTTGTAGTCTGGTATGTATACGTCTGGTTGTCTCTTCATAACTAACATAGCACGTTTACCTACTACTAGCTTGCCATTACTTAGTATGGGACATGGAGTACCTGACATAAACATACTCTTCCATACATCTACTGCTTCACACATACGGGCTACTGCGGCTACCTTCATGCCTAAGTCACTAAGTACCTTAGCGTCCCTACGTCTATTGCAGTTCTCATCAATTTTGTACTTACCTTCCGACCAACCTACTACCACGGTCTGTACTGATGACCCTATACCTTTTAAACACGTTTCAATACCATTGGACATATAGCTAGGTGTTATAGCTGAACCTACTGGTATTTCTGAACTACTCCCTGCACCATTATACGTGTTACTTGTTGATGTATCCTGTGTGCTGTTGTTACTATTCGTTGTGCTGTTGTCCCCATGAAATGTATTCAAAGAACCTTCCTGAGCGTTGTCAGCCAGTGTAACTACGCTGAACAACATTAACAAACAAAATAGTCTTCTCATTACTTTTTATGTACAATCTTCTGTACTGTATCTGATTCATAGATACGTAAACCTAACCAGATAATAGTGAACAGACTGGCTATAGGCGGTAGCC